TTGTTGAGGATGTTGTCCGGTCTCTCCCATTTACCCGATTCATCGTGGACGAGTAATTTGAGTTTCTCTCCGTCGTACGAGTTGTCTCCGGTATTCTTCCAGTCAATGGTCGTATCCAATCCCTCTTGTATATCTTGGTCTGTCTCTTTGATCGAGTTGCGCGTGAGACGTTTAGATGGGACTTTATACGATAATTCTGTTTTGGGACGTTCCATCCCGTCTTGTATCGGTTTAAAAAAGAATGGGTAGTTGATTGATATGGGTACAACCTTATCCGTGAACATCTTCTTAGCGTCAGCTCCCGACTTAGAGAGTATTCCAAACCTAGAATCTCTCGATATTGTTGCCTGGTTAACTGTGTCGGACGAAGCCATGAAACTAAACCCGGACCGTCTGTTCTTAAGATAACACATTCCGTAGGATCTACTATCAGATTTGCATGCTTCCCAAAATATGTAGAATAATCTATTTGATTCCCGAAAGTCTGCGTGCCCAACATCAATTTTGGTCCACTGCAAGTACATGTAATGAGAACCAGTAATGTAAGTAGGAATGCCTTTATTGTAATACCAAAAGCCTTCTTCACGTCTAACAAATTCTTTATTAATGTAATCATAATATTTTTCTTTAAACGATAAAGGCTTTTCATTCCACTCATAAACATTCTTTACTTTGTTTAATTCTTTAGGATAATCTAAAACATTCCATCGCTGCTCTTCTTTTTTATCAGAACATTTATAAACATCTTCCGCTAAAGGCAAGGCTACTAATAGGTTCTGTATATTATATATTTCACCTATTTTTCCAGTTTTACTAATAATTACAATATCATGCTCTTTATTGTAACCGTATTCCCATTTATTAAGCCTATTTAATCTTTTTATTACTTTAGGCTTTATATGGTCTTCTACTATACTATATAAACTTTGCTCGTACATTATCTAGATCTTCCTTCAGCAAAACCTTTAAAAGTATTTGCTTTTTTATCTACAGGCTTATCATCTAATAAATCCTGTTCCTCTTTTATTCTAGCTAGTATTTCAAAAGCATCAAATATTGCTAATTTTTTAGTAGCGGCAGCATTCTTAAGTCTGTCAGCTGAGATGTCATCTTCTGAGTCTACGATCTTTTCTTTAGCTACCTTTATTAATTCTTCAACTGCTTTTTGCCCAGCTTGGATTATATTCAGTTTCGTTTCCTTTATTTTCATATTTAATTAAAATATCATTTGATTGCATACAATAAAGAAGTTCATTATCTACTACAAATTCAAACTCCCGATTACTTTTAAACACCACGGTGTCTCCTGTGCTTATTTTAAGCGCATTTAAGGAGCTATTGTCGTATTTTATTATACCAATATTATTTTTTAATTTAGACAGCTTAGATTCGTCTTTATTAATAACTGGTTTTATAAAGCAATAGTCTAATACAGTATTCCATTTATCATTTCTTTTAAACATATATATTTGATCTACTGATGCAAAATACATGTCGTCTTTAAAATACTTTGAACTGTTTACAGATTTGCCTTTTAAGTTATAGTATCTTCTAAACAAGTTATGGTGTACTAATACTGTATCTCCTACTTTTATATTTGTTCTTAAAGCTAAAGGCACTGAAACAACCACGGCTTCTCTGTTGACAAACTTATGATTTGATATACTAGAATTAACAATAAGCTTTTTATTACCTATTGCTAATTCATTATTATATCTTTGCCCAATTGGCTTTATTATAAATTGCTGAATGCTTTTCATTAATATTCTAAATCATACTCTACAGAAATAGCCATATTTTTATTAAACTTTTTCCAAGGTAAAATTTCATTTTGCTTTTTAATATGTATATTATAAGAATCGTCTTCATCTTCAAATAATATAGCAGATATTGTGTGACCTCCATAAACTTGTTGGCCTATAGCATAATGCATTGCTTCATTTTTATAATCAGAGCCTATACTTATTTTTCTTATAATATGGTCCACTTTTATTCTTTTTCAATATCAGTGTAAGTACCGTCTTCAATATTTATATTAATAGCGCCATAAATATCTTCAAGTTCTTTTTTATACTTTTCAATATCTTCTACTAATCCAGCATACTCATGAAGCAAACTGTGCTTTTGAGTTTCTAAAAATCCAAGATTTGTTAAAGATTTATTTAAATCTTTTTGGTGATTTTTAATTGTTTCTAACTGTTCGTTGGTAATCTTTTTTGTTTCTTTTACTTTTTTCATTTGATTTAATTCAATTATTTTACTTTATCTTTTATTTTCTCGTATGTTCTTAGTCCGCCAAGCCCGAGCATTCCCAGCAGTACTGTCATTAAGTGTTCCATTTGTAATGGGGGTGGAGCATCTGTTGTTTTTGTTATCCAAATAAATAAATCACGTATAACAAAATTATAAGCTAACGCAACTCCACATATCCATCCTATAAAAGGTCTCCAACCAGCAACGAACAAAGTTCTATGCGAAGCTTCAACCATATTTATTTTAGTTTGTAGTTCTATTAATTTTTCGGGATCAAGCTCTTTGCCTTTAATAGCTTCTCTTATTTCCCAAGCTAAATTACCAGCTACAGATTTTCTACCGCTACCGCCTTTTAATAGCCCTAATAAAACTTTCCACATTATTTTTAATCATAAATTTTTGCACTTGCCCCTGCAAATGGTTTTTTTCCTAAACCTTTTTGTTCTGCTTTTTTGCGAATAGCTTTAGATTTAGCATCTTCAATAGATTTTTTTTCAGCAATAACTGCCTTAGACTGTTGAGGTGTTTTATAACCTATTGTAGCTGCTTGAGTATGGGTTAAAGAACCTCCACTTGCTTTGTAAGCTTTGAATTTATCTTTTTCTTTAGGGTCACTTATATTAATACCTTTGGCTTTTAATTTTCTTTCTGAACCAGATAGCTTATTTTTGTTTAATAATGCACTACCCGTATCATCCACGGGATTGGTGGTTAATAAGTTCCTAGCGTGTTTTTTCATCCATGATTCACTCATAATATAATTTTTTAGTTATGCGTTTTTATATGCTTCTGCTTCCCAAGGAAGGTTTTTAGCACCTTCTTTCATTTGTGCTCTTGAGTATTTTT